CTTAACCCTAAGGGACAGATGCGCGTTTAACGCATCCGGCCCAGAGGGACCCAGCGTAAGCTTAAGCAAACTTGCGCTCGTCGGACTGCGTAATCTAGTGTAGACACTGCACTAGTTACGTGCTTCGTCGCTTCAGTGAAGAACTGAAGGAGTCCAACGGTATCGTTAGATGGAGCGCGTTGTTGCTTGCTCGAGAGAGCAAGAACACGGGCATAAGCCTGATGAGTGAACTCACACCACCTCGTTCTCATTGAGCGAGTGGGGTGTGGGTATACCACATTAGGCCACCATCCAAACGCGCCTGCTCCATGCGCTACGTCAGGAATACGAGTGTACCCCCGACGTTCGACTTCTTGCCTAATATAGTGAGCCGTAGCAAAATAACCTGATTGAATCAAGTTATTATGTACGTCCACCGATGAGGCTATGGAGCCGGGTCGGCTACGCTGTGGAAGGTCCATGACATTGCTTGTGGTCACGTCGTGACCAGCAAACGCGTCAACACCGCAAGACTCTTTGAAGTTACCACCTCGAAAAGTCTTAGCGGGATTCACCTTTAAGCCAAGGTGATGGAGTAAATCCACAAGTAGTCCAGACGAAGTATCTGGCGTGATAATATCATCGCCAAATACTCGGACCTGTTCCCTGGCCAACCGACGCAGATTCATGTAACTAACCCTAAGATTACGAGTGTGAAACTCGCAAGATAGGGCAGCTACAAGAAAAAGCAACGACTGGACAGGAAAAGTAGTGGCGTTTCCCATTGTAGAGTACTTCTTTAGCTTCCATAGCTTAGGAGAGTACTTACATATATCTTGTTCAAGCCAAGAGGCCCGAGAGGATCTCATGGCATGAAGTAACCCGGGAAGGCGGCGGAAAAGCCGACTAATCAGATTACAGGATATACGATCCGACGCACTCGACAAATCTATTGTCGCATGCGAAGAATCAATGGAGGCCTTCAGTGCTAAATCACCACTAAGCGCTTGATCTCGAAACGAGATAAAGGGCGAAAGTCGAGACTTATGCACACGAGTATAGAAAAAGTCACGAATGGACTGCTGACACCATTGATGTGCCACACACTCCACGGCGATGAGCCGAGGAGTAGTGAACGTCTTTGGAACAGCAGCCAGACGAGCCGGAGGATCGAAATCCACCGGGACCTTTTCGATACGAACGTCATCAATCCAGCACTGATAATTGGCAGAGCCAAAATCAGCGTATGGAAAGATGCGTTCAAGCCTAAGACTCCAGTTAGGGAACGAGTACTTATTCGATCCGAACCTAGAGTCAGAGACGGCACCAGGTCCATGCTTCACTTTCCAATCAAGAGGAACGAAGTCTCCTAACTCCGATGAGACTAAATCAGCTACGCGCTGCATAGTCTCAAGAAGTTTAGATGACACGAACGACTCTTGATGAGGACGAGCGGGAATCTCTTTTGAACGATCAGACACTTGATAATCAGCAAAGCTGACTACCGGTGACGGATCTACATAAAGATTCTCACCCTGAGTCCAAAAAGATTCGGGCTCAGGTAACTCGTACTCGATGCAGAAGAACTCTTGCACCGCCTCACGGTGGTGTTTGATTTCACACTCAACCTTTAGCTTGCGAACAGCTCCAAGGAGCTGTCGTAGCATTCTAACGGCATTGTGATCTGCATCAGGGCGAAGCGTACCAATACGGTCGAAGATACGAAGAGTCAGACCCCGGAATAATCTAGGGACTGTCTCCCCTCTCCTGGTAGATCCAAAATGGATCAAACCTGAGTGGGTTAGGTATCCGTTCGAGATGCACTGGTCAAGGTGCTTCCTGAACGCAGGCATGACGCTAAAAACGAAATTAGCGCCATGATGCTCGACTGCGGAGGACAAGCGTTTCTTATCACGCTCGAACTCTCTGGTACAGTCTGGGTACATATCAGCACAATCTTTCAAAAGTGCTGTTAGCGTGCCTAGGACGAACTCTACGTAGCTGTTCCGTGCAGTCATAGGACTTCTCCTCTGAAAGCACTCTACGGCTAGGTAGAACCTCTCACGACACACATCTAAGTGAGCGCGGGTAAGAGTAGATTAAGACTCCCAACCGAGCAACTTGGCCGCGATTCCGCCGGCTTTGACCATGTAAAAGGACATTGCCTCGGAGACATCAATGATGTCCGTAGCAGTTCCGTCAGGGTCATTTCTGACCGTGTAGGAAATCTCCGAAAGCGACCCCAGAGGGATAAGTGCAGTCGGCTTCACATAACGAGAGAAAGTCACAGTGTGACGATCAAACTTCTGTGCATCCGCCTTCACGCTATCCTTACTATGCCGCACTTTCGCGCGGTAAGTAACGGTAGTGTCATCCAAAAAGTATTCGGATGAATATCCGTCCTGGTTGATGAGTGGCAGCACCTTAGCGGTACCGCCAGATCCATCAAGAGTAATAGTGAGAGATGTACCGAGCATAAGAGTAGTCCTTCCGTTCGAGGTATCACCAGCGTATCCGTTGGATCGCTAGCGAACCAAGGACGGACAGCCGAAACATGTCCAAGAAGGGCATGCTAGCGCTAGGTGTGAGCACTCCAGAACCTACAGTTCGTAGCTTCTGGGTGAATGTATACGCGCCGGAAACAGAAATCGAGTTTGAAACAGGCCCGGTTTCTGTATGACCCGAATAGGATCTATCCTGAGTTAGACTCCTCATAAGGCAAGCCTCATGAGGACTAGCAGGGATAGTATTGGAGTGTGTAAGTAACACATCACCAAGGTTAGTAAACCACCCGATAAGCCATGTCCATGGAAGTATCTTCCACAGACCTGAGACCATCCCTTCAGGGGTGAGTCCCAGAACGACCTTTCGGAGGAATTTACCAGCATCCTGATTCGACAATCGCGAGAGAAAACTAGGGTCAGTTGGTTTCCACCTTACGGTGGCCCACATATCTTTGCGTACTTCCGTACAAGCAAAGAGCTTAGTAGATCCAGCACTAACAGTAAAGAGCTGGAAATTACTATAGGCCTTAGTATCACTAGCGAGAGTGACGCGCTTGCGTAACCCCTCTCCAGTATATAAGTTAAGAATATCGAGCGTCCTTCGCTGGACGTAATCGTTAGTCTTACTTAGCTTCTGGAAGTCTTCGATGAGAGGAATCCAGCCAAACTGGACTCCCAAATACCCATTGGCTGCACCACGTGCAGACATTGCAGTATGAGGGTGGCCCAGAAAGTCTAAGAGATTCTTCAACATCTTGGGTAGATCTACAATGTCCTGTACTAGCTCAGGAAAGAAGAGGATCGGACGGCTAGGATTAGTCCTAGCAATCAGAGCCAACTCCCACCCTGCGGGAATAGCGAGGCTATTTAAGTCATTAACATCGCCGCTCCCGAATAGTAAAGGAACATTTGTGAGATCAATACGACGGATCAGACCAGTAGATCCAGAAACGCCTCCATTTGCAACTATCCCGTCTAACCTTTCTTCAAGGGTCAACGGGGAAGCGACAACTGGACGGCCGACTGAATCATCACACGACGACAAGTAAGTACTTGAAGTCACGGATGACGAAGTCCCACCCACATTATTAGTGGTCACAATAGTGCCAGTAATAACATGGGAACGGGCTCTGTGCCTAATGGTTCTAGCCATTGTATTCGCAACACACCTAACAGGGACCAATAATTGGAGACGCTAGTCCGGAGGATCCCAAAT